TTAGATTGGAAACCAGTACCTATTATACCAAAGTTTGTTGATATAGTAGTTAATGGTATGTCTGATAGACTTTTTAAAGTTAAAGCATATGCGCAAGACGCTTTGTCTGCCGAAAAAAGAACACAGTTTCAAGAAATGGTCGAAGCCGATATGGTCGCTAAACCAGTTCTTCAACAAATGACTCAAGACTTTGGTATCGATGTATTTAATGTTCCTGAAGAAGAGCTTCCAGAAACATCTGAAGAGCTTGAATTGTTTATGAATTTAAAATATAAACCAGCTATAGAAATAGCTTGTGAAGAAGCAATCAATACTTTATTAGATGAAAACCATTATCAAGATACTCGTAAGAGAGTAGATTATGATATTGCCACTCTCGGTATTGGTATTTGTAAGCACAATTTTTTATTAGGACAAGGCGTTACAGTTGAATATGTCGATCCAGTAAATGTTGTATACAGTTATACTGAAGACCCTTATTTTAAAGATTGTTTTTACTGGGGTGAAATTAAAACAGTTCCTATAACAGAGCTTATTAAAATTGACCCTGATTTAACTAATGAAGATTTATCTGAAATTTCTAAATACAGTCAATCTTGGTATAATTATTTTAATACTGCACAAATGTATGAAAACTCTATGTTCTATAGAGATACTGCTACATTGTTATATTTTAATTATAAAACTACCAACTCTTTTGTTTACAAAAGAAAGAGACTTGCTGATGGTACATTTAAAACAGTAGCAAAGGATTCATCTTTCAATCCTCCAGAAGAAATGCAACAAGAAGGAGACTTTGAAAGAGTAGAGAAAAAAATTGATGTATGGTATGAAGGCGTAATGGTAATGGGTACCAATATAATTCTACAGTGGAAGCTAATGGAAAATATGGTTCGCCCTAAATCATCTAACCAATTTGCAATGCCAAATTATGTAGCATGTGCACCAAGAAGTTATAAAGGAATTATGGAGTCTCTTTGTAAAAGAATGATTCCATTTGCAGATTTGATTCAAGTCACACATTTAAAAATACAACAAGTAGTTGCAAGAGTAGTTCCTGATGGTGTATTTATAGATGCCGATGGATTAAATGAGGTAGACTTGGGAACTGGAAATGCATATAACCCTGAAGATGCGTTAAGACTTTATTTCCAAACTGGTAGTGTTGTAGGTAGAAGTTATACTGGAGATGGTGAATTTAATAATGCAAGAGTTCCTATTCAGCAACTTACAACAAATAGTGGTGCAAGTAAACTACAGATGTTGATAGGTAATTACAATCATTACTTAGATATGATTCGCACCGTAACTGGTCTGAATGAAGCAAGAGATGGTTCTACGCCAGATCCTAATTCTTTAGTCGGTGTACAAAAATTAGCAGCATTAAATTCTAATGTAGCTACAAGACACATTTTAGATAGTAGTTTATTTATAACTCGTACACTTGCCGAATGTTTAGCTATTAGAACAGCAGATGTATTAAAATATGCAGATTTCAAAGATGAGTTTGCAATGCAAATAGGTAAATTTAACACCGCTATATTAAATGATATAAAAGAACTTTATATATATGACTTCGGTATTTTTATAGAGTTAGCTCCTGATGAAGAGCAAAAAGCCATGTTAGAACAAAATATACAAATGGCTTTATCCAAACAAGATATTAATTTAGAAGATGCTATTGACATTAGAGAAATACATAATATTAAAATGGCTAACCAACTTTTAAAATTAAAGCGTAAGAGAAAACAAGAAGCTGAGCAACAACAACAAATGCAAATGCAACAAATGCAGGCGCAACAACAAATGGAGATTACTCAAATGAAAGCTCAAGCTGATGCACAAAAAATACAAATGGAGACCCAGTCTAAAATGCAGATAGAACAAGCTAAGTCTCAGTATGAGGTTCAAAAACTTACCGCAGAAAAAGAATTAAAATTAGCTCTTATGGCTGAAGAGTTTGCATACAATATGCAACTTAAAGGGCAAGAGCAATCACAAATAGATGCAAGAGAAAGAGAAAAAGAAGATGGCAAGTCTAAAAGAATTAGCCAACAATCTACTCAAACATCTAAAATGATTGAACAGAAAAAAAGAGATTTACCTGCAATAGATTTTGAATCCAACGAAGATAGCTTAGATGGTTTTGATATGGCAGAATTTGATCCGAGATAATGTTTGATAATTTTTCTATAAATAAACATAAGTATTTAAAATACTCTAAAAGCGGTTCTATGCATCAATTAAGAGAGATTATAGAATTAAGCAGAAAACCTTTGGATAGAAACTTTGCAGAAAAATATAACGACATCTCACAAGTCTTTGAAAATATTTTTAACAAAAGGCAATTACAGTTTCCTAAGCAGTTAATTCAAAACTTAATTAGTAAATCCAAACCCATAATCATTAGCATCAAAAAATATCATGACAGAGAAAGGCCACATGTGGGTGCAAAAAGATTTAGCATAAATCTACAATACCACAAAATGCATAGTGCTCAAACTCCTTCTTTTCCCTCTGGGCACTCAGCTCAAGCTCAACTTATAGCAAATGTGTTAAGTGATGAATATCCGAAACACAGTTCAGAATTTTATCAAGCAGCACAAAACATTTCAGATAGTAGATTGGTAGCGCGTGTTCATTATAAATCAGACTCAGATGCTGGTTTAAAGCTCGGTAACGACTTATATGAGCATTATAAAATGCTTAAAAATTAAATAAATAAATGTATAACTTTGTAACAAATTTAAATTAAAATCAAATGGATATAAAAGTAAGAGCTGTAGAAGGCACAGAAAGTAAATCAAAAGCTGAAATAGAAGAGCAACTTCTAAAGAAGCATGAAGAAGAATTAAACGAGGGCAACTCGGAAAAAACTGTTGTAACTGAAGAAGTTGAAATATCTCCAGTTAACGAAGATAATTCTACCGAAGAGGTAGTAGAAGAAGAAAAAACTCCCTCATCAGAGTTAAATGATGAAAATGTTCTTTCATATTTAAAAGAAAGATATAACAAAGAAATAAATTCAGTCGATGATTTGTTTGCTGAAAAAGAAGCAAACGAGCCATTACCTGAAGATGTTTCTGCGTATTTAAAGTACAAGCAGGAAACTGGTCGTGGCATTAATGATTTCTATAATTTACAAAGAGATTATGATGCTATGGATGATGATGCTGTACTGGCAGACTATATTGCAACCAATGAAGAAGGTTTGGATGCAATAGACATTCAAGATATTATGGATGATAAATTCGGATATGATGAAGAGTTAGATGATCCAAAAGATATTAAGAAAAGAAAGTTAGCCAAAAAACGAGAACTTGCGAAAGCAAAGAAGTTTTTTAATGAACAAAAAGATAAATATAAAATCCCTCTTGAGTCAAGTGGGGGTGGACTATCTGAAGAACAAGAAAAACAACTTAATGCTTATAGAAGTTACATAGAGGAATCTAAATCTGTAGAGGAGGCGAACAAGAAGGTATACGATTATTTTCATGAAAAAACAAAAGAAGTTTTTTCTGATGAATTCAAAGGTTTTGAGTTCAGTGTGGGAGATAAAAATATAACTTTTAAACCTGGTACAAAGGAAGAGCTTTATAATGTCCAAAAGGACTTCAGTAATTTTAGAAATAAATTTATAGATGACAAAGGACTTATAAAAGATGCTAAAGCTTATCATAAAGCTATGTCTGTAGCTCTTAACCCAGATAGATTTGCCAAACATTTTTTTGATTTAGGTGTTTCTCAGACAGTTGAAAATGTTAGTAAGAAATCTAAAAATATCAACATGGATGTCAGAAAAGCACCAAGATTAGTTACTAAGGATGGATTAAAAATAAGATCAGTTCAAAGTGACAACCAAAGCAGTGGAAGAGGACTCAAGATTAGAAGTATTAAAAAAATGTAAAACAATTAAAAATTAGAAATTATGGCAGTAAATGTTACTCCTGGTTTTGATTTGCAACCAAGTAGCCAACAAGTACCGTTGTCTACAAATTATATCAACAATTTCGATTTCTTGAATCAGTATCTACCTGACACATATGAAAAAGAATTTGAAAGATATGGCAATCGATCAATTAGTTCCTTCTTAAGAATGGTAGGAGCTGAAATGCCTTCTAACTCTGACCTTATCAAATGGGCTGAGCAAGGAAGACTTCATGTTAAGTATCAAGGATGTACTGCGGCAGCGGCTGCTGGTGCAACTGAGTCTGTATGGACTATACCTAACAACATCGCTAACTTCAACCCTGCATTAGCTGGAACACCAAATTCAGCTGCATTCAGAGTTGGACAAACAGTAGTTATCTCTGATAACACTCCTGGATCAAACTTAGTTAACAAGGGTATTGTCACCGTAGGCCCAGGCGCAGGTGGTAATGCAGTAAACCAAATCACTATTGCTTACTATGAAGCTGGTGGACAAGCAATGGACGGTGCTGCTGGTGCTGGTGTAGTAGCTTGTGATATTTTCGTTTATGGTTCTGAATTTAACAAAGGAACTAACGGAATGGTTGGTTCTCTTGAAGCTGATGACTTCATCTTCGACAACAAGCCAATTATTATCAAAGACAAATATTCTGTCTCTGGTTCTGATATGGCTCAAATCGGTTGGATTGAAGTAACAACTGAGAATGGTGCAAGTGGATATTTATGGTATCTAAAATCTGAGCATGAAACAAGACTTAGATTTGAAGACTATTTAGAAACTGCAATGATTGAAGCAGTTCCTGCAGATGCAGGATCTGGTGCTGCTGGATTCCTACAAGGAGTTGCAGCTGGTGCGTCTGTTGCAAACTTAAATGGTTCTGATGGTATTTTCCATTCTGTATCTACAAGAGGTAATGTGTATGGTGGTGGAAACCCAACTACACTTGCTGACTTTGATAGTATTATTCAAAGGTTAGACAAGCAAGGTGCTATTGAAGAAAATGTAATTTTCCTAAATAGAAACTTTTCATTTGACATAGATGATATGTTAGCTGCTCAAAACTCTTATGGAGCTGGCGGTACATCATATGGTCTATTTGACAATGATGAAGAAATGGCTTTAAATCTTGGATTCACTGGATTCAGAAGAGGCTATGACTTCTACAAGTCTGACTGGAAATACTTAAATGATCCTACAATGAGAGGTGGTTTAGTAGGTGGTAAAATCAATGGACTATTAGTTCCAGCTGGTTCTACAACTGTTTATGACCAAATTCTTGGTAAAAACGCTAAGAGACCATTCTTACATGTAAGATATAGAGCTTCCGAAACTGAAGATAGAAGATATAAAACTTGGATCACTGGTTCTGCTGGTGGAGCAAGAACTTCTGACTTAGATGCGATGGAAGTAAACTTCTTGAGTGAGAGAGCTGTATGTACTTTAGGTGCAAACAACTTCTTCTTATTCCAAGATGCTTAATATTTAATATGATTAGGGGTGGGAAACTGCCCCTAATTATTTTTACTTAATAAAATTAAAATTTAATATAATGAAAAAACAAAATAAAATAGAAGCTAAATTCTATAAACTTAAACAAGAAGTGGTGCCTCTTACCTATATGTTAGCATCACGAAACTCACAAAGATATCCTTTACTTTGGTTTGATGAAGAAAAAGGAATTAATAGACCCCTAAGATATGCAAGAAACCAAAAGTCACCTTTCGAGGATGACCAAGATGGTAATGCAATTTTAGAGCCTATAGTATTTGAAGATGGTCTTTTACATGTTCCCAAAACCAATCAAGTATTGCAAAAGTTTTTATACTATCATCCACAAAGAGACAAAGTGTTTGAAGAAATAAACAAAGAAAGAGATGCAAGAGAAGAATTAGAATATGTTGAGGCTGGCTTAGATGCTCAAGTACTTGCTAAAAACTTAGAGCTTGACCAACTAATATCTGTCTGTAGAGTCTTATTAGGTTCGGCAGTAGACAAAATGTCTTCAATAGAATTAAGAAGAGATATATTAATATATGCTAAAAACAATCCAATAGATTTTATTGACACCTTAAATGATCCTATGTTAGAGATGCAAGACAATGTGTATCAATTTTTTAACAAAGGCTTTTTAAAATTTAAGAACCAATCTAAGGATGTTTACTTTAATTTACCAAAGAATAAAAAGAAACTATTAACTGTTCCTTTTGGTGAAGACCCATACTTTATTGTGGCTTCACATTTTCAAAGCGATGAAGGTGTAGAGTTGTACAAACTCTTAATGAAACGCTTAGAGAGTGATAAAAAATAATAGTATATTTGTAGCGAGAATATTCTCACATAACCTTAATTTTTTATACTATGCAAAAGTATTTAAGTATTCCAGTTAAAAACGAAGACAATCAATTAGTCCTTGTTAATGATGTAGCTATTGTAGAACAAGCTTCTACAACCGCAGTGGATGTTATCTATACTTCGGGTAAAAAATGTACCATTGCACACGACACAATGGCTGCAAACAACGAAGAAGTAAGAAATAAAATCCAAGACTTTATCTTAGTTGTGTTGAAGCAAAGTTGGACAAACCCTTCAGTACAAGTAAGTTTAGGTGGTATTTTAGATGCAGGAGGAGCAACACCTGAAATTACAGGTATTACTTTCTCATAATAGCATTTAGCTACAAGAAACAGAAGAGGTTGCTAAAAAAAAGTGACCTCTTTTTTTTTAGTATCTTTGTGTAAACATATTTCACATGATAAATGAAGTAAGAAACACAGTATTAGCTTTAGCAAATAAAAACAACTATGGCTATATTTCTCCTGGTGACTTTAATTTATATTGCGAACAAGCTCAACTTGATATCTTTGAAGATTATTTTTATCAATATAATAATTGGTTAAATAAAGAAAATGCAAGGATGTCGGGTACTGGTTATGCCAATATAGTAAAAGGCTTGGAAGAAGTTATAGATAGTTTTTCTACACAAGTTTTTTTGGATCAAACAGTTGCTAATTTAAATAATGCAAGTTTATATGAGTTACCTTTAGACTATTATTTAATTAACAAAGTATTGTATTATCCAACTGCTTTGTTTGCAGGAACGACTACAGCACAACAAGGGTATAAATTGATAGACACAACTGGTGGATTTGTATCTAATCCAGTTACCTCTACATTTTTACAAAACCCACCGATAGGAAGTATAGTTGTTAATACATCATCAAACCCTATATCACAAGCTTATGTAACTGCTGTAGATAGTAGTACTACTTTATCATTAAGCGAGGATATAATGGCTAATGGACAAAATTATGTTATATATAGTGGTAATAATATTACAGATGTTGAAAGAGTTAATCAACAAAAAATAAACTATTTGTTGAGTTCTAACTTGACATCTCCGACAACTCAATTTCCTGCATACATTTTAAGTGGTGCATCTTCAAATCAGCAACCTGGCCCTAACTCTAATATAGGAAACACTATTACTGTTTACCCAATAACTATTAGGCAAAAAGGTGCAATACAAGTGCAATATGTAAGATATCCAGTCACACCTAATTGGACATTTGTTACCCTTCAAGGTGGAGAACCTTTGTTTGATCAGACTGCGGCTGACTACCAAGACTTCGAGTTACCTATATCAGACCAAAATGGTTTGATAGCTAAGATATGCCAATATATTGGTATAGAGATTAGAGAGGCAGATTTATATGAGTTTGGTAAAAACGAAATAGTACAAGACAACCAAATACAAACATAAACCATGGCATACATATCTCAATTTACATATTACGAAAACAATGGTGTTACACCTACTGATGCTAATCAAGGTTCATATCAGTATGTTCCTTTACAAGATATTGTAAATAACTTTATGTTAAT